TCTCCTTTATCACCCTTGCTGCCTTGTGCCATTATCTGCCAATAGTTCGTATTGGTCGGTGCTATACCCTTGACCGAAGCAGCAGCCACACATCGGTAAGTTGAAGTAAACTTGCCGTCGTGGTATGTTACTTCGTCACCGTTGTAGTAGGTATATGAAGCGTTGTATTCACCACGAAAGCACCCGATAACGCTTTCCGTTCCGTCCTGGTTCTGAACGATTGTTCCTTTCAGACGCAGTTTGCCGTCCTTCTTTGAGTTGAAGTCCAGCACATCGCCCAACTTCATTGCGTTGTTGAGCATATCGAAGTAGGAATCACCCGAAGCCGAAACAATACGATCTGTGGTGATGCGTCCCGGCAGAACCTCCGTAAATCCGTACAAGTCCACATAGGAGCGTTCGCCCTCCAACTCGCTGTTGAGAACACCCACGAGCAGATAGTAATACCCGCTAATCTCGTTCATATCCACAGCCCATTCCATAAGCACGAAATCGCCCTCCGCATCGGTGCTGGTGCTGCTTACCCTTGCGTATAGGTAGTATTTCTTCGAGCCGTCAGTGAGGGTTCCCGAAAGGAACTCCTTCATCTTCCAAACCTTGTACTCGTCTGTCTTGTGTGCCGATGAGAGCGATGTTATTCCGAGCGTCATATGCTGCAAGAACCCAGCAGGGCAATGGAGCTGCTTCGTTGCGCTGTCATACTCGATGTTATGTGCAACCTGCGTAAGATTGGTTTTCGACTTGACAAACCTAAATTGCAGGCTCTCGTCGCCCACGAGAATTGCCATAGTCTGAACCGCAACCGGGTTAATAGAGTCGGAGAAGTTGAGCAACGCATCTTCGAGCATCTGCATCGTTTCCTTTGCGTCTCGGAAACGACGCTTCGTGAAGCGGATAACGCTCTTGGTCTTGTCGTCAATCTCTATTTCCTTGTTCTCAATGTCACGCAACGACGAATTGATGTCCGCTCCCTGCGCTTCGTTTGAAATCTCTATCGTTGGGGCATAGGGGTTTGAAAGATACTCCTTGACACCCACGATGCGGATATTCACACCGTCGGGGGCAAACTGCTCGTCAGTAAACTGAACATAACCGCCAACGACCAACTTACCGCCTACATTCTCCCAATTACGTTTCGCCCACAAGCCCTGCAGCTCGCCCGAGAATGTGAATTTCTGGTCCTCGTTCTCGTACAAGTGCTTGGCTGCTTCTCGGAACATATCCCACGAAGCACCCGTTTGGCTCTCGTTGTCGCAAACATATTCGTCCGGCAGACTGATACCGAACACAGCGTATGTGTCGCCAACGGCTGGAACATAAGCACCGCCCGGCATAACAACTCCGTCAATCTCCTGCGGTACGAGTTCAAAGCGTCTTTCGTCGTGAATGTACTTGAACTCAAATTCCTTTTCGCCCGAAAGCATTCCGGTCTGAAAGCGGATTATCGGGGTTTCCCCCTCGATAATGTAGTCATTGAAGTTCAGATTTTCGGGTATGCTCTCGTCGATGAAGTCGTAGAAGTTCTTTGCTTCGTTCACCACCTTAACGCTGGAAACGGTTCCCTCACGCTTCGGGCTTATCTCGGAGCAGTCCAAACTGTCCTCCTTGACTGCACTTGACACCTTGTCGATGCGCTCTATCGAAAAGCCGTTTTCGTCGCTTCGGTATGTCCTGCCCTCATATTCGAGTGTCTGCCCCTTTGGAAGAAGCAGTGTAGGCGAACCATACTTGCTACGGTCGATGTTCTCTTCACCGCCCTGCACAAACAAACGCTTGATTGGCTTGTGGCTGCTCAATGTAGAGCGTCCCACGCCCGGCACGAAGCCGTTTCCCTTGCCGTAAGATAGCACCAGCGGGCTGTCCTTGAAGTACTCAACCTTGTGCAGCGATACGGCTCTGTCCTTGATTTCAAACTCCGTTTCAAAGATGTTCGCAACATCGACGAGGGCTGCATCAACAAAGGTGTGGTTGAACTCGACCGTCTTTTCCGTTGCTTCGATGCAGTCGCCCACAGACCACACTCCGGCTCCGTCCCTCGCATTGAGGTTCGCAACAATCAGTTCCAGGAACTCGTGAGGTTTGGCGCACATCGAGAACTTCAAGCGGAAGTCCTGCATATTGCGTAACTTGTAGTCGGCAAGTCTTTCTTCGTCGCTTCCCATTGTAAGGGTCAGTTCGAGGTTGCGTGTTCCGTGCTTCTTGATGTTCTGCAGCGACGGCAGGTAGAAACGCTGCCCCATAAACTCGCACCAAGTACCAACGGGGAACTCGACGTATTCGGCAAGGTTCAACCTCAATACAAGTTGGGGTTTTGCCATTAAAGCGCGGTAGCGGTAACTGCTTTCGCTCTCCTGCACTTCAAGCGTCTTATCATCGTAATGTAATGTAATCATAACTGCTGTTTTAATCTTCTACAATATCTTCATTTCTCCAGTCGTCCCCGTTGAACCAATCATCATCGTTCGACCAATAGCCGTGACCGAAGCAGGAGTAGGTGTCGTTCACTGCACAGACCAGCGAAACATTCGCTTTCAGCCCTCCGATACGGGAAACGCTGCCAGCCAAGCCGTCCCCAATCCTGCGGACGATAGCAGGGCGTATCTCGCAAGCGAGGGTAATACCGCACGAAAGAGCGTTCCCCGTCCGTGCGATACAGCCTTTCAAGCCCTCGCCAATGCGTTCTATTTTCCCAACAAGACAGCCCATATCACTTGATTTTTATGTCAGTGCTTACGGATAGAACCTCTTTTCGGTAGTTGTCCTTGCAGTCGCTGTCGGGAATATAGGCGGTAATCTTCGCTTTCAGTTCACCGCAACCGACCTTTGCCGTATCGACAATGACCGAATAATTGTCATCATCTATCTGCGTCATATCCTCTTTCGTGAGGGTCAGTCTGTTGTCTGTGAATGTGTAGAAGTCCACAGCGAAATCATAGCCGGACATATGCAGTCCGTCGGTGGGGTCAAGATGAACATTCAACTTGACTTCCGTTCCAATATCAACTATATCCATACGCTCCTCCTTTCTAAATGGTTTTCAGACACTCTTCGTACTCGCTCCAATTTATCGAGTCCTTCATAATCCAGCCAGCCGAAAGCGTATCGCTGATGAACTGCATAGCCTTGATGTAAAAGTCGCTCAATTCCTCCTGCGTAGTGAATTGGTGGTAGATCGGGTTTTCCGTATCTCCGAACTTGAACAACACCGGGAGCGTCTGACCGCCCGTCTGAACCGACAAGTCGTAAGCAGCCTTGTAGTTGAATTGGTTTTCACTGCTCAACCATACGGGCATATCGTTCCACATAAATTCCGATATGATTTTCTCGTCAATCATTCGGTTCACACCCTCCAACACCGCCTGCTTGATGTCGTTGATGTTGGGCTTGTGTCGCAAGATTATTTCGGTTTCGTAGTACGATACCGCCTGCTTGTCAGCATCTTCGCCCGTTTCGGGCTGTATGTCCCAGCGAACACGATATTTGCCGATGTAGTGGTTTATACACTCCACGAGTGCCACACCGATTGTTCCTTGTACTCTTCTCATTGCTGTAAATTTTAAGTGAATGAATACTTGCTTTTACCGTTGAAAGTGGTTCGCTTGATAGTCGTGCGGAACGGGAAGCCGTCGTCAATCTCCGATACCTTGTCAAGCAGCTGCTTCAACTCTTCCGAGTTCGTGAAAAACTTGCCCTCCTTCTCGCTGTCTGCGAACTTGAAGTGTACTACATATCGACCTTCGCCCTCTTTGGTCTTGATACCCGTTTCGTAGTCAAGAACGATGATTGTTTCGTTCTGCAATTCTCCGAGCGGATAAGAGGTGCAATCAAACCTTTTCTTGCCGTCTTTGGCAACGAAATTCAATCCGAAATCTGCAAAATTCTTCATACTGATACCTGTTATTTTCTTGAATAAATGTTTTGCTTGTGCGTGCTTGGCTATTCCGTAGAATGAGCCAGCAAGAGCCACACGCCTTTTGTTGCTCTTGACCCTTTTCCAACGGTTGGCGAAACGCTTCTTGATATGTTTGCGAACCTTGATGCGACCATTGCTGAACACTTGGAACCCTAAAAAGTCCACCGGGCGGTCTTCGACACAGAACATCTGTTCATTGCCCTTGATTTGCAGGTTCATTCGCCCGATACACTCGTGAACGGCTCTTCGTATAGGGGTCAGTTCGTAGAAACTCCCAGCCTGCATAACCTCGTCGTCACAATATCTGCGGTAATAGGCTACGCCCATTTCGTCCTTGATGATGTGGTCGAGGTAGTAATCAAGCATAAGGTTTCCCAATGCCTGCGAGGTGCGAAGCCCGATACTCAAACCCTCCGGCAGCATACGCACGCAACCCTCCAATATGGCAAGCAGTTTCTTGTCCTTGAATGTGCGGTGCAGAACGAACATCATCACTTCCTGGTCTATGGATTGGTAGAACTTCTTGATGTCGCATTTATAGACATACTTCGTTCCCTCCTTGTCTTTCAACATATCCCGAACCATTCGTTTGAGCAGGTAATGAGTGCCACGCCCCTTGATGCTCGCTGCGCTGTCTTGGATAAAGCGACGGTTCAGATACTTCTCGACAATCCTCATTATCGCATTGAGGGCTATTCTGTCAGTCAGTGCGATTGATTGAATTTCCCTTATCTTGCCACGTTCGTTTATCGTGTGGGTGCGATACCCGGCTATGCGATAGGAGCCGTCGCCAATCCTCTTCTGCAACTTCTTTATGACCGCTTCACGGTTCTTCATCAGCAACCGTCCTGCGTGGCTTCTCTTACGCTTCTTGCCACGCATTACATAGTCGAAACTCTCATTCATATTCGCTTCGTCTATAATTTCCTCTATGATGTATCCATATCGTTTCATTTGTCCTTTTTCATTGTTTTTAGCCTTCAGTTTTCCGGGCTTGCCTTGTTCGAGAATAAACCTACTTAACGCCATAGCCCACGCAAGTGATGTTTTACTTCTTTCAATGTTTCAGAAAGTGTAGTAGGGCTTTGCAAGCTGTGGACGATATTACGGCTAACCCGTAGCCCATATAGCGTACCCACACACATATCTTTCATATCCGAAAGCCTTTTGCGTTATTTTCATTAACTGTTTGCGAGCCGAGAACCGTTGTTCGAGTTCGTGTTCGAGGAATCGTTATTCGCATTCACGTAAGCGACACCGCCATTCGTATTCGCATTGTTGTACGACCGCTGAACCACACGAGTTCGTTGCTTGCATCCGCCCGATTTTTGTTTTCCCTCAAAGGAGGGGGAGGGCTTTTCTGCCCTCCTTGTTATCCGATTGCCGTCAGAGATTTGAACGTCGCCACGCTTTCCGCTTCGACGCATTGACCTCTGAAGGCGAGCCGAGAACCG